AGATATTGAACAGCGTCAGCAAGATGCTGTTACGGCTCAATTTATGCAAATTGCAAAGCAACTAGACGGTCCGACGTTGGACCGTTCAAATGATAAACAGCTTGGCATAATGGGTGGCAAGCCTACATTGGTAACAGATACAGGATGGTACAAGCCATGACACTACGTGAAGCAAAAAGAATTAATCGTAACAGGACTATTGGTTGGGTTTGCCTTGCCGTTAGTTGGGTATCTTTTGTATTCTTATTGGCAATGATGCCAATGATACATGATACATTATTTTAATAGTATATAGTTAATATAACACTTGATACTTTAGTGAAAGTGTTATATAACATATATACATTACTTCAAACTGAAACGGTCCGACGTTGGACCCTCTAAAAGGAACTTTTATAATGGCATATCGTGGTAAGTTAATCGCTAGTGGTGCTGATGCTAAAACAATCAAAGGCAATGGTGACAAGTATGAAACTGCAATCATGTATATGATGCCTTGGAAATCCTCTGGCATAAATGTATGTCCTAATGCTGAGATAGCAGGTTGCATTGAAGGTTGCCTGTTTACAGCAGGGCGTGGAGCATTTAACACAGTACAGCAATCTCGTGCTAGAAAAACAGAATGGTTTGCAACAGACCGTATTGGTTTCATGCTGGCACTTGTGACAGACTGTGGCAAGTTTGCCAAGTATTGCGCCAAGCAATCTGTCAAGCCTGTCATACGATTGAATGGCACTAGTGACATACGTTGGGAACGTATACCAGTATCTAAAGATGGTATCATACATAATAGCATCTTTGATGCATTTCCTGATATTCAGTTCTACGACTATACGAAAATCGCCAATAGAAAAGGTGTAGATCATATCAAAAACTATCACCTTACGTTCAGCTACAGCGAAGCTGATGTACGCTACAAACCACAGGTTGACATTGCTTTAGCCAAAGGTATGAACATGGCAGTTGTGTGGCGTGACATTGAGTGTATTCCAGATACATTCCTTAACCGTCCAGTTATATCTGGTGATGCAGACGATCTTAGGTTCCTTGATCCTAGCAATGTGATTGTCAGCTTGTATGCCAAAGGACGTGCCAAGAAAGATGAAAGCGGATTCGTACTTGACTAGTCAAAAGGAATATGTCAATGAAACCTAGAATAGGAATAGTTAATCCTGTGGCAAAGGCAATGCTACAGGATCGTAAATCACCACAGGTTGTGTTGCCTAAGAAAGGCAACAAAGCCAAACGTAACCGTAAGAAGGAGTTCAGAGATGCGCTACGAGATGCAGAACTACGTTAAGTTCACTAAACGTAAACGGTCCGACGTTGGACCGTCTAAGAAACATAATGACGATTGGAAACGTGAACGTAAGATAGCACGTAAACAGAAACTACAAGCACGAAAGGTAGCATAGCATGTATGTCATAATAAATGATGAAGGCTTATGGTGGTCTAATGCAGATGGATGGTGCGACAATACTCGCTCTTTATTTACACAAGAAGAAACAGAAACTTTTAATCTGCCCATTGGCGGTGAATGGATAAAATTATGAATACTCAAACCAACACAACTAACCCAACCCCAACTAGCGAAGGAGCTAACACAATGACAAATTCAACAATCACAACTGTACAGACACTTCACCCTGAGTTGTATGCCGATCACACATATCACATGCAAAGAGCCGTGAACTACACATATAACTATGTGGTAATTGATACGGTTTTGTTGGAGAACTATGCCGATATGACTGTCAATGAAATAGCTCAAGCTATGAATGAGTACAAGCACCGTATTACCTACCGTGTTCAAGTGTTGCAAGCACTTGGCCTAATCAAAGCCAAGCGTAACACTGGCAAAATGCAACTGCTTAAAACCAAGCGTATGCTTGAAGCACAGTTGAAAGATGTAAACGCAGAGCTAGATAACCTAGCAGCATAAGGAGCTAACAAAATGCGAGTTGAAGTTTACTACAACTTACACAAAAATGTATTCTCTGTCCGACACAAGGGCAGAGTAATACAACATACAAAGATGGCTGTTATCAAAGATGCAGAGTACATAGTACGTCCTGCTGGCAGAGCCAAGGTGCTACGTGAAGGCAAGAAGAATGTTCATGCCTTTGTAAGAGGTGAGTGGCTAGGTATAACTATGGCTTGGCTACCTTACCATGACAAAGGCAAAAGAGTTACATACAATCCATATAAATACTCTACCTTTGTAGAGGCATTGACCGATGAACCAATACATGCTAGTGATCTAGCTGTACTATGGAAAGAACCAAATGTGAAACCAAAGATAGGAGCATATACACATGAGTAATACAGCAGATGAACAATTAGAAAACGCCATAGATACCTATGTAGATAGTTTTTCATACAAAGGTTTAATTAACTTTATGCAGAAAGAAATATTAGACTATTACACTAATAGTGCAGATGAAGAAGAGAAGCAAATGTTTATAGAAGAAATGGAGCAAACTAATGACTAAAACAATATCAGATTGGCAGAAAGAACGTGACGAAGCTGATCGTGTAAAGAATGAGAATGCTAAGGCATTGTCTGAACAGCAGCGCAAGGCAATAGAACTTGCATGGAATGCCATACAAAGCACTGAGTTTAGTATGCAAGAAATGTTTGATATAACAATAGAAGATTGCAGGTCTATCAGTAAAGCTGAGTGGAAGATGCGGTCTGCCTTCCCTGAGTTGTGTGTACCAAAGTGTACCTGTGATGATTAATAGGTACGAGATACTTGTATCTGTCGATGGTCAGGAGAGTTGTATCACATTAGATGATACCTTTCCTGCCATTGATAGGTGGGATAAGGCAAGTAGCATGGCGGTGCTTATGGCAAAGCACATGTACCCTGACAGTGAAGTAGAGTTTATCTCTTGTGAAGAGTATCTTGCAGAAGAGTATGAGCAATATGATTATATATATGAAGCACCAATGGCGGTGCAGTAAGGAGTTACTATGAGAGCCAAGATCAAACTGACTAAAACCATGCTTAATAAAAGCATTATAGATGCCAACAAAACTGTTACTAAGTTTTTATATGAAGACTTTGGTATGGAATACACTGATCCTTTCTTTGATATTGTAGGTAGTGACCCATTGGTTGCAAGATGCAAGTTTGTTGTTAAAGGTGAATATATTGACGGTGAAGAAGCCAACGTAACCTTTTACCGTAGTAGGCGTGGCGATAAACGTATCAGTATACAGAAGCTAAAGAAGTATGCAGATGCAGGTGACATTGTGTCACTGTACTCTGACAGTGAGAGTGATGGTGACGGTACACGTATCTTTATACAAGTACACAGACCAGTAGAAGAGGACGCAGCTTAATGATAATGACAGCAGCAATAACATGCTTGGCACTCAATGTGTATCACGAGGCACGTAATGAGCCTATGAATGGTATGTATGCCGTAGCCAGTGTAGTCATCAACAGAGTACAAGATGACAGGTGGCCTAACAATGTATGTGCGGTAGTTAAAGATGGCTACCATAAGGACAGTCATAAGTGCCAGTTCAGTTGGTACTGTGACGGTAAGAGTGACAGACCAAAAGAGGACAGGGCATGGGCTATAGCTGTACTGGTAGCTGATGATGTACTTAAAGGTACGTTTGATGACGTATCTCATGGAGCCACACACTACCATGCCAACTACGTGAAACCTATATGGGCTAAGAAGCTGACACGAACTGTGTCTTATGGGTCACACATATTCTATAAGTAGCTTATCGTTACTATAATAGATAGACAAGACTATATAACTAGGGCATAGTTGCCCCATACTTAACATAAGGAGAAATAGTATGCCATTTGATTTTCCACAACACATCGACTTTGACGTAGCCTTTGAACCAACAAAGATGCGTGACAAGAAGTACGTAATCAATGCCAAGACAGGTGAGTACCTTGGTATTGTAGGCAATGGGTTTACCTGTGTCTCACATAAGGACTTCTATACCAACGTAGTTGATACAGTTACAGAAGAACTAGCTACGTATGAGATAGCTGACGCTGACTACAAGTTCAGTACTGCACGTAATGGTGCATGGACTATGCTCGACATTACCTTGCCTAACATGAAAGCTAAGGTGCATACTGACAAGCACGAGACAGAGCTTGCCAACCGTATCATATCTTTGCATGGTGTCGATGGTTCATGTAGCAATCAGGCATTCTTTGGTGAGATAGACTTCTTCTGTACCAATGGTTCTATCGTGGGGTCTTACGATAAGATACGCCGTAAGAATACATCTAACTTTACCTTGGAAAGTTTCATCTACGAACTGAACAAGGCACGAGATAGCTTCTATGAGAGGGCAGCTAAGATGCAAGTGTGGGCAGAAACAGACCTCAAGTATGTCGATGTGTCTAGTTTGCTAGAAGAACTGATTACATCTAAGCGTAAGGCAGAGAAAATGTACGGCTTGTACATGGATGAAGCCGATACTCGTGGTCATAACAAGTGGGCATTGTACTCTGCCTTTACAAACTATGCCACGTATGCTGATGAACGTAATGGGTTCAACCTCAAGAACACAGGCAATGACACACAGGCTATCAGCATGTGGTCACGAGAGCAAGAGGTAACTAAGTGGGTCAGTGATAAGAAGTTCATTGAACTGGCTGCTGCTTAATGAAACTTACTCATAACAGGAGAGGTGATATACAAGAAATATTACTTTGTACCCTCTTAATGAAGAGAGGGTATGAAGTTTTTAGAAATCTTAGTTGCGATGGTCCTATAGATATTATTGCAGTTAATAGGAGTACCATGCAAACTTTTTACATAGACTGCAAAAGTCCTATCATTGCTAATGATGGTACACTTAAAAATCAGCAGCATCTTTTAAAAAAACACCAACATGTGTCAGGTATAATTCCAATGACTGCATGGAAGGAAAAAATCTACTACTGGTCTTTAGAAGACAGAATAGCAAAGGAGTTTTAATGGCTAGGCTACCTAGATATGTACAGGAACGAGTGTCATCTTCTGGTGACATCTCGTACCGCTTTAATCCACCGTCTATCTTAGTGGAAGAAGGTGTAGTTAAACGAGAGACTTACGGCACAGACTTAAAGCAAGTTCGTAAGATAGTTAGACAACACAATGATACCATTGACCTTTGGCGTGAGGAACAACTACAGATTGCAAAGCTGTACAAGGGCAGCAAAGTCACAGACTTGATTAACTATTACTATCAATCTAATGATTTCAATATGTTACGTGATACAACTAAGGTAGATTATAGGTACTTTCTTACGGTACTGCATCAGTCTATGGGTACACGTAAGTATCTCAACGTTACCTCTAAGGTTGCAAAGCAAGCCTATGAAGAATGGGTCAAGCGAGGTATACCTTTTGCCAATCATGCTGCTACCTGTGCCAGTAGGATATACAACTATGCTATTCAAATGGAGTACGCCACACAGAATCCTTGGGCTAACATCAAGCGTAAGGCTGCGCCTCAACGTAAGATGGTGTGGTCACATGGTGAGGTAATCAAGTTCCTTGACATGGCATACTCTGACTTTGAGTACAGAAGCCTTGGCTTGATTGTACACATGGCATACGAGTGGTGTCAGCGATTAGGTGACATGCGTATGCTCACATGGGATAACATAGACTTTACCTATGGTAAGCTAGAGTTAGAACAGAGCAAGCGTAGGGCAGAGGTCAGTCTACCTATCTCTGATAGCCTGTTGCACATGTTGAAGGAACAGAAGAATGACTTTGGCTTTCAGCTATTTGTTGCACCTCATCCTACAAGACCAGTGCAAGGTATGTTTATGCCGTACACTATGGAACGTCTGTCTAAAGTAGGTAGACGTGTCATGCGACTAGCTAAACTACCAGAAGAGCTACGTCTTATGGACTTACGTAGAACTGGTGTAACCCAAATGATAGACAAGGGTGTACCTTTGCCACAAGTTATGTCAGTGACAGGACACAATCATGTGGCTTCTGTGAAACCATATATGAAACATACTTACACTAGTGCAAATAATGCCTTGACACAGAGAGATGTAAGTGTATCCTTGAGTGCTAACGAATAACATGAAAGGTTAGTAGTATGAACATACAAGATATTATAAGTGATCTATCACTAGCTAATGGTGAGAGTAGACGTATGACATGTCCTAGTTGTAAGACTAAGAATACATTTACTATCACTAACAACATGGGTAGTATCGTATGGAATTGTTACAAAGCCAGTTGTCCTGTGTCGGGTGGCACACGTACAACATTGACTGCTGCTGACATACGCAAGTCATTGGGTAGTGTTGCAGAAGAGACACACGTATCAACTTTCTCTAAGCCAGAGTGGTTGGTGCGTGACTATAAGAAGCTCACAGGTTTCTGTGACGAGTGGGAACTAGACCCACAAGACTTAGGGCTATTGTATGATGTGAAGGAAGATCGTGTGGTATTCCCTGTTATACATGGCGGTACTACAGTAGATGCCACAGGTAGGGCTTTGGGAAAGCGACTACCTAAATGGAAGAGGTATGGAAATTCGTGCTTGCCATACACTTATGGACATGGTAAAACTGCTGTAGTTGTTGAGGACTGCATAAGTGCTGCTGTTATAGGTGACGGTGGTGTATATGTCGGGGTCGCAGTGTTGGGTACATCATTGTCCGATGGACATAAGAGGTACTTATCGCAGTTCTCAACAGTTATAATTGCGTTAGACCCTGATGCCCTACAGAAGACACTGCTATTTGCAAGAGAAATGAGAACATACGTAGACACAGTAAAGGTTATGTATCTGCGTGACGATTTGAAATACAGAAACCCTACCGACTTACACAACTTAACAACACTAGGAGATTAACATATGGAATTATCATTGATACGTAGTCTCATGGACAAAGACTTCTACGATGAACATCGTGGCGCACGTTGTCCTGACAGACTGTTCAGTAAAGATGTTCGTAAGATCAAGCAGTCTATTGATACTGCTATGATACGTTACGAGCGTACAGTTACACCAGCAGAGATTGAGGCACTGTTCATGGCGAACAATCCTACCCTCACCACTGCACAGAAGCAAGCATACAGTCACCTGTTTATGCAGGTAAATAAGCAAGTACCTATGGGCAGTGACGTAGCACAAGAGGTGCTATCCAAACTGTTCCAACAGGTAGTAGGTGAAGACATAGCTAACCTTGGCTTTGACTATGTGAACGGTGACAAGTCTAGCCTTGAGCCACTACGTAATATGCTTGAGCTATACGGTGATGACTTCACCCCTAACCTTCGCATTGATTGGGAAGACATTGACTTCGATACTATCATGGCACTCAATGACCTTGAGACACGATGGACATTCAACATACCTACATTGACACGTAAGGTTGAAGGTGTGAACGCTGGTCACTTGATTGAGGTAGGTGCAAGGCCCAACACAGGTAAGACATCCTTCCATGCCTCTCTTGTGGCTGGTCCTAATGGTTTCTGTGATCAAGGTGCAAAGGTTATTGTCTTGTGCAATGAAGAAGGCTATGGACGTGTGGTAATGCGTTACATTAATGCTGTCAGTGGCTATGACAAACATGAGCTACAAGTGCCAGAGCTTAGGAAGAAAGCAATGGCTGCATTCTTGAGGATCAAACCTAATCTCATGTTCAAAGATGCAACTAGTTGTGACATGAATTGGGTTGAGTCCGTATGTAAATCATACAAGCCTGACATAGTTATACTAGATATGGGTGACAAGTTCTCCAAGGCTGGTGGGTTTGCACGTCCTGATGAGGCACTCAAGGCTAACGCTATACATGCTAGGCAGATAGCCAAGCAGCAAGAGTGTGCCATGTTCTACATGTCTCAGCTATCTGCTGATGCAGAGGGTAAGGTTGTACTCAACCAAGCTATGATGGAAGGTAGCCGCACAGGTAAGGCAGCAGAAGCTGACCTCATGCTGATGATCTCTAAGAACCCGACAGTTGAGGGTCAAGAGGAAGAAGACAACCAGCGACACATCAATGTCGTTAAGAATAAACTGTCAGGGTGGCATGGTATTGTTCACACTGATCTTGAGTATAAGATAGCGAGGTACGTAGCATGACTCATAATTGTATAAAATGTGACGCTTACTTAGCCATAGGTGAAAACTGGCAAGAGTCTCGAAAAGCAAAAAGACATTATATATGTGCAGACTGCCATGCTGCACAAAACAAGCTGAAAATGTATGTTAATGGAAAGTATGTATCAAAGTCACACCCACTGTACAAGGCAGGTAACTACAAGACATTTGATGACGCTGCCTTTAGTTCTTTAACTAACTACAATACCACTACCTCTGGTTATGTCTATGCTATGGGTAATGCGGCATGGCCTGAGTGGATCAAGATAGGTAAGGCAGTTGATGCAGAGGATAGGTTGAGTTCGTACCAGACTGGCTCACCACTACGTGACTACACTTTGATACACCATGCCTACTCAGATGATCGTAATGTAGCTGAGAGACAAGCACATGTACTGGCAGGTAAGCTGGGAGATAAACTTAACGAGTGGTTCAAGATAAGTAATGAAGATGCTGTAGTAATTATAGAACAAGCAGTGTCAGAAGAGATGGAGATTGCACAATGAAACAAGAACAATATCATATCAAGGGATGGTTCCCTGCTTTCCTAGTCTGTGCGTTTATGATACTAGGAGTACCAGTAATTATTAATCTTATCTATTGGCCTGAGATAGGTGTGTGGACTATTGCCAATGACCCCTAGAGAAGCAGCGCAGATAGAAGCAGAGGTTACATATATTAGATTCTTACATTGGTGTAAGATAGGTACGTATGTAATCATAGGTACATTACTCCTTCTTGCATCATGTAACTTTGGAGTTGATGATAAGAAGAAGTATCCAAACTACAACGGTGAGGTATATTCACCAATGAACATAGGAGAAAAGAAATGATTACTAGATCAGTATTAATAGCATGTCTGTCTATTGGGGGATGTGCTCCTGCCTATGCAGGAGAGATGCAAACTAAACCAGTGATGTGTGGAGATCAGGATGAAACCTTTTCTACCTTGGCAACCTTTAATCAACAGAAGATTTATCAAGCTATACAAATAACTACAGTCAAAGAACCTGATGGGTTTAGTGACACTCCTGTTTTATTACCTATGTCAATCTATATGAATCTTGATGAAGGTACATACACTGTAGTTGAGTACCATCCAGCCTATAAACAGTACTGCTTAGTTAGCTTTGGTAGAGAAGGAAAGTTTGTAAATGACTAGTTACATGAATATAATAGTAGGTTTAGTAGTATTTTACATAGGCTTGAAGATGTTTAGTGGTGGTATGAAGTCACTAGGTAACATAGATCATCTACAATGGTTCTTAGGCAACCCTATCTATATGTTTATAGGTGGGATAGCCATGACACTAGCTTGGCAGTCTAGTTCTCTAAGTACAACTGCAATCATAGCTTTGGTGGCTAGTGGAGCATTACCCTTACCTGCTGCAATAGCAGCCGTGTTAGGTGCAAACTTAGGTACAACTGGAACTATATGGTTGGCAGGTTTCTTTGTATCAGATGGTACACCAAGAGGTGATACGTTACGAATTGCTATGGTACATACAGGTGCTAACCTCTTGATGGCAATAAGCCTGTTACCTTTTGTAAATCATATTGCTAAATTTATAGGGAGATTCGGATGAACAATAACTATTACATAGAAGAACTAGCTAAGAAAGTGGAGAGCCTTGAGAAAAGACTTGCCGTACTAGAAAAATTATTATTCGGGGATAGTAAATGATAACTGTGACATATATACAACATATGGGCAACGATCTTACTGTAGTCAATGCAGCAAGAGTATCCTTTGGTAAGCAGAAGGAAGCCCTTGGCTTTACTGGTATAGAAGGTGGAGTCATGCGTCCTATATTGCATGACAGTGATCTAAAATTAATACGTTACTTAGCCAAGCACAGACACATGTCACCATTTGGTCACTGCTTTGCTTCGTTCCATGTCAAAGCTCCAATCTTTGTAGCTAGGCAGCTAGTGAAGCATAAGTTCCTACGGTGGAATGAGATTAGCCGTAGGTATGTTGATAACCCACCTGAGTTCTTTTGCCCTGACGAGTGGAGAGGACGCAGTGTGGATGCCAAGCAGGGTAGTACTGGTGTAGTTAATATGGGTGACTCTAAAAGTCCGTATAACTGCATTGGTAGGGCAGAGTGGGCTGCATTAGAATGCTATCAACAACTATTAGATCAAGGTGTATGTCCAGAGCAAGCACGTATGGTGTTGCCTCAAAGCACCATGACAGAATGGTATTGGTCAGGTAGTCTTGACGCATTCATTGATATGTGCCATCTTAGGCTGAAGGCTGATACACAATATGAGACACAAGTAGTTGCAGCTAGGATAGCAGAGTACCTTGAAGACATATACCCTGTGTCATGGCGAGCACTGATGGAAGGAGATGACAATGGCTAAATGGACAGTACCTGATGATAAAGACTTTACAATACAAGCAAAGATTACTAAGGCTATGCAAAAAAACAATCTCACAGTAGATGAAGTTCTTGAAGCAATAGATGCGTACACTAACAACAAACAATTTGAGGCAGACCTATATAATACCTACCTCGGCAACGCAGAATAGGAGACTACATGATTCTGACCATTGACGTAGAAAACACAGTAACCAAACGCAACGGCAAGATGCATCTTGATCCGTTTGAACCAACCAATACATTAGTTATGGTGGGTATGCTAGATGATCTTGGTAACGAAAACCTTATAACATTCGATCACTCAGAGCAACAACCTACCACAAATGGGCGGCGTATAGTACAAGACGCATTAGACGCTGCCCATTTACTTGTTGCACACAATGCACCGCATGACTTGCTATGGCTATGGGAGTCAGGCTTCACATATACTGGTGAAATATTCGACACCATGCTAGGCGAGTATGTACTGCAACGTGGACAGAAGCAACCACTATCTCTTGAGGCATGTGCAGAACGCTACGAGCTTGATACCAAGAAACAGGACACACTCAAAGAATACTTTAGCAAGGGTATATCTACCAGAGACATACCTTATGCAGAGTTGTCAGAGTATCTATCACATGACTTACATGCTACTCAACAACTGTACAATGTTTTGATGACATCATACGAGGAATGCAGTTCACTGGAAGGAACGCTCAAGCTGACTAATCAACTGGCTATACACTTGGCACGTATCTATCAGCGTGGTTTTCAGGTAGACATGGACGCATTGATGCAAGTGCGTGATGAGTTTGAGTCAGAGCGTAGGACGCTTACCATTGCCCTTGAGGAACAGGTAGCTGACCTTATGGGTGACAGACCTATTAATCTCAACAGTCCAGAGCAATTGTCTTGGGTAATCTACAGTCGTAAGCCTGATGACAAGAAGGTGTGGCCTGATTTGTTTGATGAACGTATGTCTGATAATGAGTACAGAGGTACTGTTAATCTGCATAGTACTAAGTTGTATAAGCAGAAAGCATATCAATGCCATGACTGCAATGGCTTAGGCAAAGTGTATCGCACCAAGAAAGATGGTACACCTTTTGCTAAACCTAGCAAGTGTAATACGTGCGCTGCACATGGTTTTCTATACGAGAACAAACAGCAGGTTGCTGGCCTCAAGTTCTATCCACCTACACCTAAATGGGTTAGTGCCAATGGCTTTGGTACTGGCAAAGATAACCTAACATTCCTTGAGGGCATTGCACGATCCAAGGGTATGCGTGAGGCTGAGTCCTTCTTGCAGAAGGTGCGTAGACTATCAGCAGTAGAAACATATCTCAGCAGCTTCGTAGAGGGCATAGCAACGCATGTTAAGGGTGACGGTAAGCTACACGTTAGGTTACTGCAACACCGCACTGGTACAGGCAGGTTGTCAGGTGCTGATCCTAACATGCAGAACATGCCTCGTGGCGGTACGTTCCCTGTCAAGAGGGTATTCATATCACGCTGGGAAGGTGGATCAGTTATGGAAGCTGACTTTGCCCAGCTTGAGTTCAGAGTTGCAGCATTCCTATCGCAGGACATAACAGCTATTGATGAGGTAACTACAGGCTTTGATGTACATAGTTACACTGCCAAGGTTATCTCTGATGCAGGTCAACCTATGTCCAGACAGGACGCTAAGGCACACACATTTGCTCCCTTGTATGGAGCCAGTGGCTTTGGCAGATCACAGGCAGAGGCTGCATACTACAAACAGTTTACCAAAAAGTATCATGGTATTGCCAAGTGGCATGAGTCTTTAGCTAAAGAGGCACTCAACACTAGCAAGATCACGACACCATCTGGGCGTGAGTTTTCATTCCCTGATGTAACCAGACGCAGGTATGGAGGTGTGACATATTTCACACAGATAAAAAATTATCCTGTACAATCGTTCGCAACTGCTGACATAGTACCTATATCTCTGATATACATAGACAAGTTACTAACAGCAAACAAACTACGCAGTTGCGTAGTCAACACGGTGCATGATTCAATTGTAATAGACGTGCATCCACAAGAGAAGGAAAAGGTATTACAAGTAATCTCAGCAGCTAACTGTAAGCTGATTGAGATCATCAACAAACGATGGAATATTGATTTTAATATACCACTGTTATTAGAAGCAAAGATAGGCCCGAATTGGCTTGACACAAAAGACGTAGCATGATATAACTATCGTCTGTTTAAATTAAAAGGAGACTTACATATGAGTAACGTAACAACAATCGACACTAACAACTTCGCAACTATGGCTGTAGCAATGGGCATGGGTGCGGATCAACCCAAGGAAAGCAGCAAGGCTAGTACACTAGCACGACTGCGTATCCAACACACCCCACTTATGGGTCAGCAAGAGATTGCTGGTAAGATGAAGAACGTAGAGGTTGTGGCTGGTGGTAGCTACAAGCTAGAGATACCTGATGGTCCTACCTACTATGCAGATAAGGTATCTGTGCGTCCGTTCTTACAACGGTTCATGTACAAGAAGTTCATCAAGGGTAACGACAATACACCTAACAGGTTTGTCAAAACTGTCATGGCTAATGATCTTAACAGTGACATGAAGGACAACAACGGTGGGTTCAACTGTGGTAAACCTGCAGGGTACATCAAAGATTGGGCTGCATTGCCTGACTCAATGAAAGACCTAATCAAATCTATCAAACGAGTACGTGCTTTGTTTGGTACTGTAGAGATGGTCAATCCTACAGATGAAGGCGGTAGTCCTGTAGACGTGGACACTACCGCATTTATATGGGAGATTGACAATCGTGATGCATTCAAGATCATGGGTGACATGTTCTCCAAGTACAACAAGATGCGTAGGCTACCACCACAACACTACATTGAGCTTGAGTCCAAAGAAGTACCACTACCTAACGGTAGCAGTTTCTATATTCCTACTGCTAGTCTTGATCTTAACAATACATTAGACATGGACAATGATGCACAGGAAAACTTTGCTAACTTCCTATCATGGATTGAGAACTACAATACCTACATCCTTAATGCATGGGATGAAAACATGCACAAGAATGAAGAGGTAAACATGGAGACAGTAGAAGAGTTTGTAGATATATCTGCAGAGGATTTTGTCTAATGAACCATCCTGCTGAACTGACGATTAATCAGTATCTTGAAAATGCTACATCTGGCAAGTCAACTATGTCAGATGAAACGATCAAACAGATCGGTGCAGATGTAATGGATGCAATTAAACGTCAGTTTGGTGGGGGCAACAAGCGTGATAAGTTTCGTCTACGTATGTCTAACATAGGTAGGCCGACTTGTCAGCTTTGGTTTGAGAAGAACAAGCCAGAGACAGCGTTGCCCAAACCAACAACATTTGTAATGAACATGTTGCTAGGAGATATAGTTGAAGCTGCCTTTAAAGGTATACTCAAAGAGGCAGGTGTTAAGTATGAAGACAAAGATAACTATGTTGAATTAGAGTGTCAAGGCACAAATATAAAAGGATCATACGATCTTGTAATCAATGACGCAGTAGATGATGTTAAGTCTGCTAGTGATTGGTCATATAGAAATAAGTTTGAGTCCTATGAAACTTTGAGTGCTAGTGATCCATTCGGTTATGTGGGTCAGCTTGCTGGCTACGCTAAGGCATCAGGTAAGAAAGCTGGTGGATGGTGGGTAGTCAATAAGGCTAATGGTAACATTAAATATGTTGCTGCTAATGGTCTTGACATTGATTCAGAAGTTACTAAGTTAAATGATACGGTTGCTACCGTAAACGATAATGTGTTTGAAAGATGCTTTAGTCCAACACCCGAAATGTTTAGGGGTAAGGCAACTGGAAACACAGTGTTAAATAGTAACTGTAAGTTCTGTGACTATCGACACGAGTGCTTCCCTACATTGGAAGAGCTACCGTCTAAAGTATCACAGGCTAAGAACAAACCTATTGTTCAATACGTTATGTAAGAAGGAGAAATACATGTTAGGAGATGATGAAATAAAAGAAATGCATGAGCATATACAGGCTATGGAAAAAGAACTGTCTGAGCGTAAGAAGACTTTGCATGATGCTAAGTATCAAGGCTTACGTGCAGCTATGGAAGCTAGGAAGCAAGCAGACGATGCTGTTAAGATGGAACTAAAGGCTCTTGGTTACAACCAACCTTCTGCTTTTAGTATGCCACATATGCCGTTAAGTTGGAACTGGAAGTTCTAGTGAATGGTAGGCGGTTTGCCAATGCATTAAGGCATGGGTATAGAAGTGGTCTTGAGATAAAAAACAAAGACTTCCTAGTTGAGCATGGTATCAAGGTGAAGTATGAGGAACTCAAGATAGAATGGGAAGACCTCATGTATCGCATCTATACTCCTGACTTTGTACTACCTAATGGTATTATAGTTGAGACTAAAGGCAGGTTTACAGCAGATGACAGACGTAAACATGCGTTTATAAAACTACAGCACCCAAAGCTAGACATTAGGTTTGTATTTGAAAGTAGTAGGCGTAAGCTGAGTAAGGGTGCAAAGACATCCTACGGTCAGTGGTGCGATAGAAACAAGTTTATGTACCATGACAGGATTATACCTGAAGATTGGTTGTATGAGAAAGGTAAGGACATGCACCCTGATTTAGTGCCGTTCCCCTTAAAAAAAGTGAAGAGGAAGTAGTATGTCAGATGATAAAATATTTTTAGACTTTAGCCCTAATGATTACATAATACGTATCAGTCCTTTTGTAGACAAGAACGGTGCATGGACAGGGGAACTACAAGTAGGTAGTTGTACTACAGATGAGAACACACTTAGTGATGAAGACTATGTTAATCTTATGCAACTAACACATATGTTACTAGCTGCTATACCTGCTATGGAACAAGACGATAATGTTAGAGAGGCTCTTTACAAACATGCCAAAGGTGTGTTAGAAGATAAAGAAGAAGCTCCCAAGCGTAGACTTGAGAGCATTGATGGTAACGTAATAAATGTAAACTTTAAGTAAGGAGAACATATGATGGACAGTACAATAACATTAAACGGAGAGTCATTTACTATTGGAGACACTACACTGTCTGACAATGTAAACTCACCTGATCATTATAACTTTGCTGGCATAGAATGCATTGATGCTATACGTGCAGCTACAGGACAGGATGGTTTCTGTTATTACCTACAGGGTAACATAATGAAATACCTATGGCGTTATCGTTACAAGAATGGTATAGAAGACTTGATGAAAGCTCAGTGGTATCTTAACCAGTTAATAGAGGAAGAAGACAGTGATAGTCAAGATGTTCTTAACGCTTAATGTAGATGAGGAAGAATACCCTGTACCTGCAGATGGCAGGGTAGAGGACGAATTGCAAGATGCAATACAAGAGTATGTCTATGATATAGATGGTGTAACAGTTAAAAAAATTAAAACAATAACGGAGTAAACATATGGATAATAATTATTTACCAACAGACTACCAAGGATTTATACACAAGTCACGTTATGCTAGGTGGTTGGACACAGAGAAACGTAGAGAGTCATGGTCAGAAACAGTAGACCGATATATGGAGAATGTAGTTGGTGATAAGGTTGATGTTACCACTAAGGATGATATTATGTTTGCTATACTTAACCTAGAGGTTATGCCTAGCATGAGAGCCATGATGACTGCTGGCCCTGCACTAGAACGTGACAACACTGCTGGCTACAACTGCAGCTACCTACCCGTAGATGACCCTAAGTCCTTCGATGAGGCTATGTTCATCCTGTTGTGTGGCACTGGTGTTGGGTTCAGTGTAGAGAGGCAGTTCATTAGTAAGCTCCCTGAAGTTCCTGAGTTGTTCTACAGTGAGACTAATGTTGTTGTCAAAGACAGTAAAGAGGGTTGGGCTAAGGCGTTCAGACAAGTGCTTGCTCTCTTGTGGGCTGGGGAGATACCTCAGTGGGATGTATCTCGCATACGTCCTGCAGGTGCAAGACTAAAGACCTTTGGTGGTAGAGCCAGTGGCCCTGCACCTCTAGTCGATCTGTTTAGCTTTGCTATTACTACCTTCAAGAATGCACAAGGACGTAAGCTAAATAGTATTGAGTGTCACGATCTTATGTGTAAGATTGGTGAGGTAGTTGTAGTGGGTGGTGTACGTAGGTCAGCTATGATTAGCTTGTCTAACTTATCTGATGATCGTATGCGTCACGCTAAGTCAGGACAGTGGTGGGATACTGCATCACACAGAGCATTAGCAAACAACAGTGTATGTTATACAGAGAAGCCAGATTCAGAAACATTTATGCGTGAGTGGCTGGCGTTAGTTGAAAGCAAGTCAGGAGAACGAGGTGTATTCAATAGGAAAGCTAGTCAGAACCAAGCTGCTAAGTACGGTAGGCGTGATCCTAACTACGAGTTCGGAACTAACCCATGCAGCGAAATCATATTGCGTCCGTATCAGTTCTGCAATCTTACGGAAGTTGTGGTACGAGCTACGGACACGATTGAAGACTTGGATAGAAAGGTTAAATGTGCGACGATACTTGGCACGATCCAAAGCGCATACACAAAGTTTCCATACTTGCGAAAGGTGTGGCAGCGTAATACAGAAGAAGAACGTTTGCTTGGTGTGTCACTCACAGGGATAATGGATAACCCATTGATGACTACATCTAACAAAGGATTGGAAAAAACTCTTGAAACATTACGTGAACTTTCTGTTACTACTAATCATTTGTGGGCTGGTCGTTTGGGTATTCCAGCCTCGACTGCAATCACTTGTGTCAAACCGTCAGGCACTGTCTCCCAACTTGTTGATTCGGCCTCTGGAATCCATGCACGACATTCAGAGTACTATATTAGAACCGTCAGAGGTGACAACAAAGACCCATTGACTAAGTTCATGGCAGACCAAGGTGTACCCAATGAGCCTGATGTAATGAAGCCTGATGCTACCACAGTGTTTAGCTTTCCTATCAAGTCACCACATAAATCAGTGACACGTAATGATCTGTCAGCAGTACAGCAGCTTGAGACATGGCTAGTGTACCAAAGATCATGGTGTGAACACAAGCCAAGCATAACCTGCACTGTACGAGATGATGAGTGGATGTCCGTAGGTGCATTTGTATACGAACACTTTGACGAGATGTCAGGTGTGTCATTCTTGCCACACTCAGATCATACTTATCAGCAAGCACCTTATCAAGAGGTTGGCAAGTCTGATTATAATATGCTATTGTCAGTTATGCCTGATCGAATAGATTGGGCTGGGCTGTCTGAGTACGAGAAAGACGATAACACTGTTGCAATGCAAACTATGGCTTGCTCTGGTGACGTATGTGAAGTAGTAGACTTAGTATAAGGAGATATAAACATGGCTACCGTCACCATAGGTGAAACAGAATACGATACAGATAACTTTACTGAGGAACAAAACAAACTCCTTGGTGAGTTATCGTATTGTAGTAAGTTAATTACACAATTAAAGTACCAGCTTGCTAGTCTTAATGTTACGAATGACATTCTGATTGACAAGATAAAGAAATCACTAGAAACCTAAACAGAATCGGAGTATTCTTATGCAGAAAACAAAATCTTACAGAGAAGGAACAGAAGCAGAGCAAGAGTTTATTGCACTACGAGGTAATAACGTTATACGTGAAGCTAACTGGAACGAAAACGTTAACGAACATTGGGATGTACTAGATAAAGAGTTTGGTAGAGTAGATGTCAAAGCAGCTAAACGTAAGTATCGTAATGGCCCTGTGGATAATACTATTTGGTGGGAATTAAAAACCGTTAAAAGACCACACAATAATAAGTCAGAAAAAGGTTGGGGCGTACCTAATGGTATTGACAGATATATTGCTATTAAAAATGATGGATACTTTTTCTTAGTTAAACCAGAAAGAGTAATTGACAAGATCAATGAAAAATGTAAAGATTATTACAGAGGTGAGTTTGGATTACATACTCGTCCTACCAGAGGTGATTTAATGACAATACTACCTTTATCTTTTCTACAAGAACACGCAGAACATAAACTTAAACTAGCATAAGGAGAATACTTATGAAGAACAATACTAAAAGCAGAGCCTCACGTGGCTTAGGTAAATACGATGCACCACTAAGAGTGCAATATCAAATGGGTTATTCCGCATTCAAGAACGGACAAACCCTGTCAAGCCCATTCAACGGTGACACGATGCAGCACCGTGAGTGGGAGCGTGGGTTTAACAAAGCCTACTTCAACCAACTTAAAAAGGTGAAAGACCATGAACGAACTACAGGCAGAAGCAGACCAGTTTCTAAAGGAGAAGTACAGCATGTCTGACTTTAACTCATACCAACGCAGTGCGTCACGTACTGCAATCTATCCTGACCAGCATAAGATACTATACCCTGCGTTAGGGTTAGCTGGTGAGGCAGGAGAGGTAGCTAACAAGGTCAAGAAACTTATACGTGATGGACCAGAGAACAGACCTGAGACATGGAGAGAGGACATAGCCAGTGAGATAGGTGATGTACTCTGGTACTGTGCTGCACTAGCTACTGACCTTAACCTTACCTTGGGTATGATAGCTGCACAGAATGAAAAAAAACTAATGGCTAGAAAAAATGCAGGTACAATTGGTGGAAGTGGTGACACTAGATAAAAAAAGAGGGGCTTAATTGCCCCCCCCTGTTTATTTCTACATTCTTGGCAGACTCTCTTTCTCTGCCTCAATCAATCCAAGTATCTCGTTGATGTGGTCTACGTTTCTAAAGTCTATTTCTTCATCTCTACTCATTCTAAATTTACGTATAGCAATTTTGCGTAAATCAGGATCAGCTTGACGCAATGACCTGTGTGCTATAAATATGGGTTTTGTTTCTGCTAACTTAGCTTCTTTAACTAAGTCTTTAGCCATACGTTGTAGTTTCTTTACATATGGTTTAGCTTGCGTAGCTATATGGCTTTCTAATGGTACACTATCTCTATAAGATTGTTTAGTAGATGAACTATTATATTCATCTGTCCACATGTTTTCGTATTCTTTTAGTACTTCTACTGTAGTAGGTAGCATTGTTAATAGATATTTGTTTTCTTCTACTCTAATAGAGTTAGTTCTTTCTTTACTACTTAGTTCAAACTCATTAAATCCAAGTTTTTCTAAATATTCTGCATCTTCTGAATCACGAGTAAACTTAGTAACACCAGCAACTAAACTTGATCCTAAACCTTTTCTCTCTCTAACACCTTCATCAGCAAAGATAGAAACTCTTACAGGATTTTCGTACTCTTTAGATGGATTAAGTATATTACTGAATGGTCTTGCATCACCTTCTACTCTACCAAGCCCACTTTGCTTGCCCATACGTTTCATTTCCATGCTAAGTTGTTCGCCAAATGTAGCACCTAATGTTACATTATCTGTAGCTGCATCACGAGCCGTTGTTGGTCTATATCCTAAAGCTCTTTGAGCTTCTACTACTTGAGTTAAAGGTATACCCCATGTTCTAACGTAGTCAGATACTGCCCTAGCAACAAGTCTATTCTTTCTTTCGTTTCCTGTAACGTTTTCTACCTCTGGTGTAGATAATATATCAGCCATCTCATTAGCAAACACACTTATAAATCCTGTACCTCTACCAGCACCACCTAAAAATACATCATTAGCTTCTCTTAAATCAAACCACTCCCCAAAAGTTCCTTCACCTTCTCCTGTTTCACCTGCTAGTGTTCTAGTGGCAGCAGCCAAAGGAACAACAGGAAGAGCATATGGGTTATCCATTAAGTTTTTAGTAGGTGCTAGTCGTTTAATAGCTTCAGCGAACCACAGAGCCTGTCTAAGAGGGAAGAAAGCTGTAGTATCTGTAACTGTACCATCATCACCACCCATTAGTTTGTAGTCAGCAGGTGCTCCTTCAGAATTTCTGTACATGAGTGCAGCAGCAATAGCACTAACGCCTACCATATTACGAGATATATTCTGCACATCTTTGTTATCTAACTTACCACCTTTAAGACCCATAGCACGTTTTAATATAGGGTTAAATGCACCAGCAGAGTACTGACCCATAAGTTCTATAGATTTAAACATAAATCGTGGAAATGGTGTAGTTACTACGGTTAAACCATTTCTGGTTAACCAGTTAGACGCATCTGCAAAGAATTTAATTTCAGGTTGACTAGCAAAGGTAACATCTAATGCTCTACGTGTACTGTCTTCTATAAGTTCTTCAAATGCACGAGAACCTTTAGGTCTTACATTACTACTGTTTTGTATTAAATCTTGTATTTTACCATCTTGTAGTAAGTCGAGTAGTTCACTACCATACTCTTTCTTTACAAGTCTTTCTAGTTCTCCCATAAAAGTACCACGACGAATGATAAACTCTTGTATTCTGTTTGGTGTATTTAAAGCACCAACAATGTCTTCACCAGTACTAAGTATAAAGTCAACACCTTTACCTGCTATAGTTTTAGCTTCACCTCTACCTAGTGTAGTCTGATACTCGTTGACCATATCAAACATTTCACTAAACTGTTTAGAAAACTCTGGTCTATCTAATATAAAATCTGTAATGTCTTTAGCTAATTTAGGGTTAGCAAAGATACGTTGTAGTGATCTTGTACTACCTTTCCATACTTCAGGTGATGCAAGGCTTGTAGTGCCTTTAGCTGTAGCAGAAACTAAGGCTTTCATTTTACTTTTACCTTGATGGTTTATAAACTCATCTTGCATATTAAGTATTACTGTACTAAAAACATTTTCCAGTGCTTCAGCAGGTGCTCTCATAGTAGCTGTAGCAAAGTTACGTGTTGCAGTTTTAATCATAGAAACCATACCACCTCTACGTATGTTTTCTACCCTGCGCCATGTTTTAATAGCACTACCTTGTGCTAAATCAATAGCTCTTTGTTTCTGTCTAGCAGCTTGTCCTAGCGAACCTGCCCTACGTATTTGAGATAGCTTGTTAAGTATCTTACCAGCTTCTGATCCACTACCTGTAACCATAAGCACATAATCATCAAATGTTAATCCATACTTACTTAGTATGTCAGCAAGTTCTTGTGCATCAGGTCCATCACCATCTAACCTATTACTAACAGTAAGTTCAAATAAACTATCTATGATACTTTTATTTTTAGGAAAATACTTAGCTCCGTATTTACTTTTTAAGTCAGCAGATATAGCTACAATAGAATCAAACTTATCTGGATCAAGTAAAGGACTTACTAGCTCTTCTACAGAAGCTAAATCACGTTCTGCTAAATCAGAACCAACAGAAGAACCACCAAAGGTATCCGCAAACTCTTCAGCAGCTTGATCTGAATTGTTTAAAAATGCTACGGCTCTTTTGTTTTGTAACTCATTAACTTCTTCAGCTATACTTAAACCTACAGTACGTGCCTTGTCATTATCTAAACTTAGTTTACCTTTATCATCTGCTTGAGATACTAATTTTGCACTGTCAACAACCTCACCAGAAGCATTTCTTGCACCTATACTAATTTCAAATTCTTTAATTAAAGATTGTTTAGTCTCTGTATTTGCTTTAGCTACTTTACTAGCTAGTGTTTTCTTTTTGGCTACGTCTATTGCTTCTGCATCTTTTATAGTTTTTACTAAAGCAATATTTCCTTTTACATTTTTAGTAACTTTTTTAACTATTTCTTTACCACCAATTAAACTAGCTCCAAGTTCTGCTACAGTTAGACCTAATATTGCTGCTGCCCCACCAGCATTTCCTTGATCATATAGCTCTTTAGCAACTGTAAGATTTTCAGGTGCATCAATTGCGCCAAGAACGGTACCTAAAAAAGGTGTCCAATCTGCACCACCTACAATGTAATTAACTTCGTGAAAATCATAACCTTTATCTAGTAAACCTCTTGTCATAGAAGCTCTAACTGGATTAGGATCATTGACCATATTTTTTACATTAGCAGCAATATTTTCAGATTTACCTTCATAAGCTAGTATCTGATCTAATTTTACGTCTTCACTTGTAGTAATTTGTTCTTCAGTCAACTCTCTAGGAGCACCTAATCCAGCCATAAATGGAATAGGTTTACCTTCTTCAGTTTGACCCGATCCTATTTCATCAATTTTTATGGCTTGTTCTGTGACTAATTTTGTACGTTGTTCTACAAATGAATCATAGTCATCACTATCAAGATAATTTTTTAACTGAACATCTACCTTATCTAAATAACTTTGATTAGTAGTTTTGGGTTGGGGTGGAGATAGAGCTTGTTCTGTTTCTGTTGGCTCTGTTTCTAAAGTTAGTTCATCATCTGTTGTTTCAAGATCAATAGGATCATATGCTTCTCTATATTCATTTGACTCTACGTAGTCTTCTACTCTGTACGGAGTACTAGTAGCTACAGGAGTAGTAGACGTAGTTTCTTTTTTAGTAGAATCTAAATAATCTTCTACCCTATAAACATTAGTAGTAGGCACAGTCTGCGTTTCTACAGAAGTATCTTCTTCTTTATCTAAATAGTCTTCTACTCTGTATACACTACCCATTAGTATACAAACCCGAAAGTTGTTTTAATAGCCATACCTACTTTAGGTTTTCCTCCTGCCTCTTCAGCCTCATTAATATCGGGAGTTTTGGGATCGTCTTTTACAAAATATGTGTATCTTATAACAGCACCGTCAGGAAAACTAGATGCCATACTTGGCAAGTCTTCTTCTTTTATTTTACCATCACCCCCAAAAAACATATTTGTTTTTTCTTTTATTTTTTCTATATAACCACTTTTATCTTCAGCAAACTCAGCAGAGATAACATTTAATTTATTTCTTGCATGTACCCCATATACGTTTGGTTCTACATATTCTTTTCTAATAGCCTCATTAACACGACTTCTATAAAAAAGAACATCATGTTCATTGCCTGTTCTAATTTTTTTATATTTTGTTGTTACATCTTCTTCATACAAACCTACATAGTTAGCAAGTACACGTTGACCAGCGTTATCAAAAAGTACATCTAGTGCCTTACCATCTGCTAAAGACCAATCTGTTTCTTTTTTATCTGCACCTGCTATTTTAAATTCTTCATATAACTTTAATGTATCTTTCTTTAGTTCTAATAAAGAAGCATTATCTGGATCATTAAGTAACTGCGTATCTATTTCAATTAACCTAGCTTGATATGTTTTAGCATCTGTTTGTATTTTAGGATCAGGTCTAGTAAATCTTTCAGCAAAAGGTACAGCCTCTTTTGCAGCAGTTAATTCAAGATTAATTTGTTCCATTTCTTTTTTAGCTACAGCAGGACTAGTTTGTGATCCTCTTATATCATCTATAGAAAAAGCATATTTACTTTGTACACCTTTTTTTATTTTATCCATAGGAAGACCATATCCTACAGAAGCCGAAAGACCATCATTTGCAAATGCTTCTGCTTGCGATAATGCGTATTGAGCTTTTTGTGTACCATTACTTAGTATGTCTACCACTTGCTCAGGTTTATAATGTATAGATAACTTTTCGGCTAACTCCGCAGCAGCTTCTTCTGCAGCACGTCTTTTATCACCACGAGTTCTTCTATTAATAGCGTCTTGTTGTTTTTGAAATCTTCTATCCCATGACTCATCTTCACGAGCTTGAGCTTCTTCAGCCTTTACTTTATCTACAATAACATCTGCAAACCCACCTGCAAACTGCATAAAATTAAATGCCATATTAAGCTCTCCTTGCCATTAGTCCTGTAGCTAGTGGCTCACTAGCCTCTGCAGGTTCTTCTTCCATCATAGGCTCTGTGTCCTCTACAGGTGCATCACCTGCAGCTTCCATCTTAGCCTTAACCTTCTTCATAGCTACAGCTATAGTGGAGTCTCTAAACTTATCTTCATCAGGGTCTTCTAGTTCTGTACCCATAACATAGTCAACACCTTCTTCATCACCTACATAAGCTAACATCTCCATGATTACTGGTAGTATAAGAACACCTACATCAATAGTATGCTTGCCCATCATAACACCATTACCCTGTAGGGCATTAGCAATAGATGTAAGTGGCACACCTAGTTCCATAGTCTCTGCTATTTGATCACGAAACAGTGGGTTCATTATGCGTTCAGCATAGAACTGCATAGCGTCATCTACATTAGTGTACTGTGCAGGTCTTTGCCAAGGGTACTGACCTAGTTTACTAGTTAAACTCTGGCCTGGGATATGTCTTTCAAAGTTAGGCTCTTCCATCATATAATTTCTTTCTTTGATCACGTACTTGATTAAACATTTCCTGTGCTCTTTCGGCAGGTTCTAATGTTTTCTTTTTTTGTTCAGGTTTTTTACGCATCATACCCATAAGACCAGTACTAACTGGCTCTATAGGTTTAATCATAGTTCTGTTTTTCATGTATTTTATGTATGCTCTTCCAGCAGGATTAGTTTCCATTATATTTTCCTATTATTAACTACCAAGACCAAAACTACCAAGTATGCCACCTGACAAATCACTTGTAAGTAATGTTGCTGCAAGCTGACCTAATGAGTTAGAAGCAGATGCATCTCTTGATGCTTTAGCCGCATCTGCATCAGACATTGCATCTAATTGGGCTATGGCATAGTTAGCTGCACGATCTGCTTCATTTTCAGAAGCCTTATATGCATTATCCATTTGATCACCGTAATGTTGCCACATATTATCGTATGCTTGGTTCTGAATGTCAAGAGTATTCTTAGCATTAATTTCATTTGCTCTGTTCTGTGCTGCAGTATCTGCAGTTGCTACTTCTCTACGCCACTGTGCATTAGACTGAGCAATTACAAGTTCGTTCTGTGCGTTAAACTGATCAGCAGCATTAGATTGTGCTACATTAAACTGTTCCATAGCATTTTCTTGTCCAGCATTAAACTGTGATATAGCTGTCTGTTGTGCTTTATTAAACTGATCTACCTGTGTTTTTAAGTTAGCATTGAACTGATCTACTTGCATCTCTGAGGTAGCATTAAATTGCTCAGATGCATTTACAGATGCCTGATCAGACAGTAGTGTTTGCTGTACAGCTTGTGCTTTAAATATAGCTACTTGTTGTTCGTTACTTAAATTAGCTAAGTCAAGCTGTAAGAAGTTCTGTGCATTAAGAACTTGTGCCTGTTGAGCGTTAGACAGTTCAGCCATATCCATAGATGCAAAGTTAGCTGCATTTTGTAAGGTAGCTGCCTGTGTAGTGTTAAGTTCTGCTAGTCCAATAGACTGCATCAAGGATGAGTTATGTAACACTTCTTGTTGATCAGAAGTAAAATTAAGATTAGCTGCATCAGAGTAACGTGCAGCAGTATTAATAGCTACCTGTTGATCATTGGTTAATACTTGACCTTGCAAGGCAGATGCAAGATTAGCACTAGTAATATAAGATTGTTGTTTTGCACTAGCATCAGCTAGGTTAGTTTGCAATTCACCTACATTATCTTGCAACACTGCTTGCTGTCTGTTACTCAAGTTTATGTTAGCTTGTTCTGCATACCTAGCTGCAGTTATAATATTAGACTGTTGTGTATTGTCTAATACTTTACCTTGTAATGTAGTTCTAATCTGTGCATTAGCTAGTTCTACAGACTGCCTATTAGATAAGTTAACTTTCTGTAGGTCAAATGCTTGTACACTATTCTGTAAGTTCATCTGTTGTTCGTTACTTAGGTTTTGTAAAGACAAACCTTGTTGTGCAGCAGCATTAGCAAGTGATACCTTTTGTTGGTTGTCTAAGTTAGCCATGCCCATTGCTGCATACACTTGAGCATCTTGTTGTGCAATAGGTAAGGCACTTTCCATAGCGGCCTGTACGATAGCTGCAGCAGCCATAGAGGACGCTGCCATACCACGAGATAGCATAGCCTCATTAGCCGCACGTATGGCCCCTGCAGCCCACGCTGGAGTGCCATTATCAAAGCTCTTCATAAGGCTAGATAGTTGACCTTGTACAGTTGCCTGTGCGGTAACGTCACCTTGCATAGCTACAGCAAGTGTACCACTAGAAACAGTAAATGCTTCCATCTTTGCAGCTATGTAATCTGTAGTTTCACCTGACAAACCAGTGTCAGTTTCTTTCATTGCCTGTACACTTTTCATTATACTGTCTGAGATTTTTGCAGGTGGTGGTAACTCTTTAGGATCAACTGTGCTTGTCTGAGCTACAATCTTTTTTAATCTGTCAGATATAGAAATGTTAGCTTCTATTGCTTTTAAATCTTTGCCTTTAACTTCTGCAATTTGTTTAGCTGTAACCTCTAAATCAATAGGATTAACTGCACGTTCAATACGATCTGCAGCTACTTTAATTGCTTCGTCTGCTTGTCCTTCTGCACGTATAGTGTCTGTCTGTCCTACTACTTCTCGTGTAAGAGTATCTTGTGTCTGTGCCTCTAAGTTTTTTAACTTTTCTTCTGCTGTATCAGTTATTTCTTTGCCATCATATGTTTGTTTTGATACAACATCAGGAGCATCAGCATCAAATGATTTAGCTTTTGTAGTAACACCTTGTGCTACACTATCTAATTGACCTGTACCTTCTTTAATAAATTGATTATCTTCTACTTTAATTTTATCAGCTATAACTTTAGTACCAGCTTCTTCAGTAATAGCAGATGCAGGGTCTTCAAATCTTTCTTTAGTTAAATCTTTAACAGTTTTTTGTGTAGATTGATATACAGGAGCAAGGTCAGCTTGTCTTTCCATATCATCTGCAAGTTCTTCTACTTTACTATCTAATAGTTCTTGATAGTATGAGTTAACACGAATTTCATTACCGTCATCATCTAATACAGGTTTACCTTTATCATCTAACAGTGTTGTATCAGGGTCTTTTTTTGCTAAGATATTTAATCTGGAAACTTCTAATTTTTTTGATTCAATATTTTTTATAGTTTTATTATATTCTTCTTCAATATTTTCTATATCTGTAGTAACACCTTTTGCACTTTCATCAGCAATGTATCTGCGATACGTATCCTGATTATTTATAAATGCTTTATTTTTTGCTTCATAATTATTTTCTTTTAATTTAGATATTACTGGAGTAATTTCATCAGTAAGTGTTTTTTTAGCGTCATTTAAATTGTATCTATTAACAACTGTAGATGTACCATCTTCAAAAGTAAATATCCAATTTTCATTACCACCTGATACTTCATACTTATCTGGATTAGGAACTAATTTTTCTGTACCATCAAGACCTATTAACTTGTCAAACATTTCATCACTAGGTAACTTACCTGATTCCAAAAGCATATCAATGCCTTTTTGAGAATGAGGATTCCAAGTAAGACCTTCAAGCATTTCATCAGTATTAACTTTTTTAGGTGCTCCTTCTTGTGGATCATATCCAGTAGCATTATTAGTTTTTGCCCACTCAAGCAGTTCTTGCATACCTTTAAATTCTGTTTCAAGAGGTCTACCTGTGCTATCTGTTAATGTATAAATAATACCATCATCTGTACCAGAATCGTATGATGACAAAGAATAAGAGTCATCTATTGTATTAAATACAGTTGGATACCTAGTAATTTTTCTAAATTCTTTACCTTTTGTTACAAGGCTACCATCCATATTTCTTTCATTACCTGCATCATCAAAATATGTACTGTAGTCTGGTTCTTTTTCTTCCTCTACTGCAGGAGTAATTGCTGTATCTACAGGTGTAGTAGTTGTTGTATCTACAGGTGTAACTTGTTCTTGTTGTGCTTTAGCTTTTGTACCTGCTAGTGTATCAACACGAGTTTGTGTAGGTGCTACTGTTGTTGTATCTCTAGGATCATCTATACCTGTAACAGGTTGTTGACTAACTCCTGTGCCATCTGAAGTAAGTGACGGACCATAACCTGTAATGTTACCTTGACTATCATATATAGGAACCATATCAGCAGTCTGATAGCCTTTTGAAAGTTGATCTTTTGCAATTGTTTCTGTAGATGTACCTGCTGGTCCTAAACTAGCTTGATAGGTATCACTTTGAGGATCGCCTGTTCCCATTTGTGGTGTTGTACTTGCAGGTGTAGTTGCATCAGGTCGTGTCTGACTAAAGGTAGGAACTAAACTACCATCACTATTTCTTAATCTACCTTCATTATCAAAGTATTGTGAATAGTCAACGTCACCACCATTAGCAAAGTTTTGTACCATGCCACCATTAACCATCTCAAGTGCTTTCTGTTGATACATACCCATCTGTTGCATCTTGTCAGGATTTTGATTTAAGTATTCGTTAAACCCCTGCATATCTCCTTGATACCCTAGAGTACCAGCAATACGTTGCATAGCTTCAGGTTTAAATCCTTTAAATTGTTTCATTATCTAGTTCCTATCCATACCAAGCCAAACAAACTACCTATAAATATAAAGAATAAAGTAATACCTGCACTCCATTCTATTATTGTCTGTTGTAACTCTAGTTTTCTGTATTCATTTTCTTTTTTCTGAACACGTATCTCTGCTTCTATTTTAAGTAACTCTTCCCAATGAGAAGGTCCGTACACTACAGAAATAAAATCTTTAAGTTCGGCTCTCATTGAGTCACGTTTTTTCTTAGCTGCGAATATTTGCATGGCCTCTGACTCAACACCACCACCTAATACTTTAAACACACTAGGTTTTTGATTACGTTTGTCTACAAAGTCTATGTCTGACATTGCTCCTGCCCATTGTGACAGTTGACTACCCATGTCTTGTAAATCTTTGCCTACTTGTATACCTTTTTTAAGTGCATTAAATGCGGCTGTTGCACCTGCGATAGCAGTAACTGGATCAATCATACGCAGTGCCTCTTATAGTATTAGTTTCTAACTGCCATCTTTTCTACAGACATACGAATAGCTTTTATGTTTTCATCTATTCTAGCCATAGATACAGCCTGTCCGTGTACTGCATCCTCCATACGGCCTAACCTTTGTTGTACCTCTATAATCTTAGAGGCATTAACTTCTATATCAGAAGTCATTGTGCTTACAGTCCAAACGATAGCAGCACCCTGCACAAATAAACCAAAAATTAATGTTAATGGTACAGACTTGCTCAAGTGCCAGTTATCGTTAGCCATAATTAACCTCCGTTAAGTGTGTCTAAATCATTCCATACTTTAGTAGCATGGGCTGCTGCATCAAAGGTAACTTCCTCACCATCACTATTTAAGTCTTTCCAACTGTTAGCATTAGCAGAGTTTGTTAGGTATGTCTGTAAGTCAGACTTGCTACTAATCTCAGCAATAGCACCTGATATGTCTGCACCGTCATCAGCTATACCTATCATGATCCAATCTCTAGGTGAGGCTGTATCTGGGTCAGCTACAACATACATGCCACCTGTTCCTTGTGGTACACCGAATTTTAACCATGTAGGTATTGTACCATCTGCTTCTAGTCTATACTTTACTACTTTATACGCCATTACTCTTGTCCTCTATTTGTGGTGTGTTAGCTAATGACGTAGGGTCAAATACATCAAACCCTCTACTGTTAGCAAACGCTGCAGGACACCCTGCCCATTTATCTGCACAACCCTCAAGCCACTGTACTGTATGCTCATGCTCTGGGGCTTTGCCTTGTTTAACTAATTCATTCTCCCAGTTAAGGTAAGAGAATACTTCTGCTTGAGCTTGGGCTGCATTAATACCTAAGTCAAACAAATATATCATGTTACCTTCGTCAATCACACCCTGCCGTGGTCTTGCACTATTTAGTGCTTGCTTCATACAAGTCATAATGTGGTAACGTGCTTCTTCTAGTTCGTAGTCTTCTTCACTTAATTCTTCTTTACCTATCTTCTTCATTAGGTTGTCATACTGATTAGTAAAGAAGTTCATCTTACGTACAGCGCCCTGTACTGCATTACGTGTACCTTCTAAGTGACCTTGTATCTCTAGTATTTCTATCTCTAATAGCTCACGTCCAAGAGGGTCACTGCAGTCTAGTAGTTTAGCTTGTTTCTTCTTTAGCTTTACTTCTTTCTTACGTAG